TCTGTATTAGAGGACGCATTATACTTATATCTTTGATCATTGTCAATAGATAGAGTTGCAGTACTCTCTGTAGTAGAGAAAACACATCTATTTAAGCCGAAGCATATATCTGATTCTTGCTGCGGTGTCCAAGTTCTTGCATTCTGTGATTTAAATAGTGAACCGAGTGTAGGTTGTTTACTTACAATATCAGTGCCACCAATAATCTTCTCACCTATAGTAGAGATATAAGTTAGATATTCCAAGCTGTCAGAAAGCAATACGATACCATATTCTCCTGGCAGCAAGTGTATAGGTGCATCAAACGGAGCATTTGTTTTTACTGGCACTGTTGTATCAGAAGGTATATTAATATCATCAGGTAACAGCGTAATAGTAGAACCGGGTATTCTATCTGTAGCACTCGGGAAACCATTTACTGTAGGTCTCAATTCTACTCGCAACGGCAAACCAGATGTATCTTTAGACTTAATGAATAAATCTACACTAGAAACAAATATACCATCTGGGAAAAACTCTCTATCAATAAAGAAAGTCTGACACAAAGGATCAGAGCCTTCTAACACACAACCGATATTTTCAAAATTCTGGAATTCCTCATTGTTATTATAAGCAGCAAATTTCATGTGCTCTAGCAGCTGTGCTTCAGTTTGAGGCCCAGACCAAAAATCTTCATTATCTTTATATCTCCAAGTTTCAACCCAGTACTCATAACCTGCTTGATCAGGTAGACGGTTGAGAACTTGTGTATAAAATTCGTAAACTTGATCATGCGCAACATTTATTTCTGAAACAGAAAGCGGATCCTGCCCTGCAGCAGCTAGACGAGCATTAACTCGAGCTTCTGCTTCTGATCTGGAAGCGTCCGTATCAAGGAACCATCTTCCATCTTCACCACCATCACCACCACCAGGATCAACTACTACTGGATCCCATGGGTCACCAGCAGGATCTGCATAACCGGTTGCTTCTGTCCATGTACGTGAATCTGATGTTGACTCGCTTCGAGAGTTAGTAACTAACTCATAATTCTTAGTCATCACAACAGTTCTTTGTGTAGTTACTTTACTACCCTTTGATGTATATTCTGCAACCGCGTATGTTGAAGAGCTTCTAGGGTTGATAAAGTTATCTGTAAATAGAACTGTAACTGTACCTGCAGGAATATTAATACCTTTGCCATATCCTTCAGCACCGGTTTCTGTCGCAGCATCGTTAGGAACATAAAAGAAACCTGAAGCTGAACCATTCACATCAGTAGTAATTCTTCTATCTGCTACTGTAAGATTTTTTACTTCAGACTCTGATGCCGCACTGCTGCTACTAGGCGCTGCTCTAGTAGAAATATTAATATTATTCATAAAGACATGAATGTCTCTATTTGGTCGCATACCAGTTAATTCAAAGTCTACTCTTCTTGAGCGCATGTTATAATAAAATTGATTATTTAAAACACGGGTTGTATCAGATGCGACTCTTGACGTTGTACGGACAGACTTAGTTGTAATTTCACGTGTATAATTAGTAATTTCTTCGTATGTATTATTATATTGGTCGCCATGAATTAGTCTTGTTTGAGAACCAGCATGTCTCCAATTACCATACTCTGTACCAGCTTGATTTCTCAAATTTATAAAATGATCTAGATCACCATCATTGTTAACTGTGATAGTAGGTTTATTATCATAGTCTGCCCAATTGTCTCGTGTAGGATCAAGCTTAGCTGTACCAGCAAACGAAACTACCTGGAATGGATTAATATTAAGATCACTAGTAGCTACAGAATTTCTTACAAAACTAGTTTCTGTATACGGTAAGTACAAATAATCACCGTTAGAGGATAGCGTACTGCTAGTAATAATAAATGGACCAACATCACTCTCAAACGGTGGGTGAATAACACCGAATGTTCTATCCATAGCTATTCTATAATCAGGATTAAAAACATCACCTATACTATGACCAAGGAATGGATCTGCTATAAAACCGCTCTTAAATCTAGTATCACCGTTATCATCTAAAAATTGCTGACTATTAACCAGACTTTCTAGAAGGTTTAATGAAGTATAATATTCAACATTTTCAATTCTTTTCTCTAAATTACCGATATCTTTCATCGTATAACGAGAATTATCATTAATTACAATCTTAAGATCATTTTGATCATAAGTGTACGGGTTCATAAAGTAAGTAGCCAGTGTCATCATAGCTGGGTCATCCTCTGGTATCGGAGGATTGTTAAGCTTAGGTGCACCTGACTTTAAATGCAACTTAGCATTTTTGTCAATCATTAATTTATGAGTTACTTTTTGATAATAACTATAATCTAATTCGACTTCAAAAGTTTGTGAGTCAACTATTTGATGGTTTGTAAAATCTTTATCTGTTGTTATAAACACGTTTGCAGATGTGTTAGACGTACGTACTGGTCTAAAATCAATAACATCTCTTAACGGTATATCCTCACCCTTTGCTGATCTATGAGTGGGTATGATATTATAATTTGGATAGCTATCAGCAACAAAATAACCAAGACCACCACCATGCGAGTAATAATCGAAATCTACTAAAATTTTACCAGTAGTGTTGGCTTGTCCAGGTTTTAACTTAAGTGAGCCATGATCATAAAATGCATCTCTCTGACCGTTATCAAATAAGAAATTATTAGTAACTAAACTAATGTTTGCATCAGCAGTATTAGATGTAACTACAGAGCTGTTACCTTCATAAACTGCATTAATTTTAATAATATCTGAATAACCTAAAGAATACGTTGTGCCTTGAATCATCGGCTCGTATGTCTTGGTAGTATTATTAGCAAAAGATTTAACTCTTCTAGAATCAGCAGTAACGTCAATTGCAGCAATAATATCACATGTACCGTTGAATGAGGCTTCATCCAGATCAATAGTTGCTGATGCAGCTGCACCAGGTGTCGGTGTTGGTGTTGTTACAGATCTAGATCCAGTAGTTAAATCTATGTTTTCACCAGTAGACACAGTACCTGCGCCGCCTGAGCGAACAACTACAATAAAGTTTTCATTAGCTAGCGAGCCTGCACCAGATGAAAATCTCTCTGATCCACCGTTAGTTTGAATAGTAGCGGACCCGTTAGTGAAAGTTACTGTGGCAAACTTTCTTTTAAACTTATAATCTACATTAGTTATACCAGTTACATGTGTATGAGGTAATTTAAAATAAGCTGGTTTAAGATTATTTTCTTGTAATTCAGTTGAATGAAATACTATATCGTGAGATGTATTACTTAAAGTAGCATTATTATTAACAGTAATTTCGTCAAGATTAATAGCTGTAACTTGAGTGCGTACAGGGAAATGAGTTGAATCAACAATCTCTTGTCCAATCTTTACACCAGTCGGGTTAGTAATTCGAATAATATTATTACCGCTAGTAGTACGACCAGATTTATTAATAATTAACTTGGATGTGTCATTAACTAGCGCGTAAGCAGAATAACTAGTTGGTGTACCTGCGATTATACTTTTTGTAGCATCAAAAGTGAAATTGTTTGACGTAACAGAAGTATTATATAAGAATATTTTGTAAATTCTAGAAGCACCTGCCCCAGAATAATATTCAATATTTTGAATATATGCTTCACCTATTTTGGTGTCAGGGCTGTTTACTGGAGTAGTATTAGCATGTAATTCAACTTTATCTGTTATATTAAACAGTCCCGTATTAATAGTATTGGCAAAAATATAATTACCATATAGACCAGTCATTGTCTGTTCGGTTAAAGATACAGTATCTCTCGCTCGAGGTATTCTAGCGCTCTTAGAAGTGAGAGTTTTTGCCTCGTACCCGTGTACATAAGCTTTACCTTTAGAGACATTAGTTAAGATATAACTAGAATTCGCACCAGTATTAGCTGTTGTTACATTAAGACCGTCTACTACATAATGTCCGCTTTCGTCAAAAGTCCTTTTAGCAAATACGTCCGCAAGTCTATTATAGTCTGGGTCAGATACTCTCTTTACTATCTTACCGTTTTGTACTCGAGCAATCTCAAAAAAGTTTGCTGAGTTTGCTGGCGGGGAATCAATTTCAGCAGCATCTCTTGTAGAAAGAGTTAGCGTTAATTTAAAACGATCTGCGCCAGGGGCCAAGTAGTTATATGCACCTTGAGCAGGATCAGTTAATGTATCGTCGTTATCAGAATTAACTAAACTTTCTGTTACTGTATAACCTACAGCTTTAATATGATCTGTATTAGCTGCAATTACTACAGTTTGTTTTTCTGTTGATGCAAATATACCTTTAGTGTAAAATACACCAGCATCGACATGGAAAAGAGATGAACCTATAACAGCTGCTTCAGTATTTGAACCTGCAATAATTTTCGCAGCTCCGACGTTAGCAGTTAAGTAACCACTAGAGGTTGGTGCTTGTGCACTAAAGTCTATTACTTCGCCGTCAAATGGAACAGTTCCTGTATTAGCGTTAGGAATTATAATGGATGAATTAGCTTTTCTCACAAATTGAGCAAAAACAAGATCTTTTTCTGATCCTGTAGCAGCCTGTACAGCTTTTATTCGATAAAGATTTTCACTGTCACGTCCACGACCATATAAACCATTGAAATCAGTTACATCAATATTAGAGCCAGCATATGTTGGTTCTAATCTAAAACCTAAAACGGAGTCATTAAATATACTAGCACCGCTAACCTCTGAACCATCTTTAAAAACATGGCTGCCAAAACGAGAAACTTGCTTCTGCAGTATGGTTTGTAGTTGTGTCAGTTCTCGTGCTTGAACAGCATAGCCAGGACGGAACAAAACTCTATAAAAGTTTTTGTCCTGGTCGTAATCGTCATAGTACGGATCGACGTTGAAATTAGTCAGCAACGCGTTGTTGGCATCTGCCATGGGTAAACCTCAATTAATATCTAACGACTATTTTAATATCTTCAATCTGATCAGATGATCTACTAGTAACTGATCTGTTCTCTCTATATATGATGTCGCCAGAGTATGGTCTTAATTCTCCAGCTTGAATAGAAGAGACTATTGCTGTTGCTGAAGTTGTATTTCCAGTAATAGTTTCTGCTTCGAATGTACCAGAAACATCTACAATTTTCAATACACCAGCAGTACCTGCTGCATTAGTATTAGCAAACTCAACTATTCTACCAATAGCACCATTAGCTGTACCGGTTATTGTTTCGTCTTGGAAAAAAGGACCGCCAGAAATACTAGAAACAGTAAGTTTAGTTGTTTGATCATAAGCAGCTGCATCTGCTGCAACATCATTAGCGGTTAATGGGTCCTTAAGAATACCAATAATTCTAAAATCGTTGTTTGTCGGGAAGTTGTTACCCTCTGTACCTGACAACCTAACGTTAAGCATAACATTATGTCCACCAAGCTCACCTACCGCATCTGAGCCGTGGCCTCCCGGAGGAGAAAGTCTAGGTACAGCTGTAGCACCAACACCGCCTGTACCAGTAATAGTAACATTTGCTTTTGAATAACCTGACCCTATATTAATCATGTTAATATGTGAAACAAGACCTCCAGCTGCGTTAGCATAAGCTTTAGCATTTACACCGTCACCATTAATAGTTACTACAGGACCAACATGATATGAACTTGTAGAATTAGGCGTGATTGTAAAAGCAGGTGAAAGTGTTAATGTTTTAGAACCACCTACGTAAGCAGTAACGTTAGCAAGCTGCCCTGCACCCAAACCAGCTGATATGTAAATGGAAGACCCAGTATAAGCTTCATCAACACCGCTAGCACTAGCATCAAGAATTACAACACTAGAGTTAGTAATCGCGCTAAATGTGTTAGCTCTATAAGCATACCCTGATCCAGCACCTGTCACGTCTATAATTTCAATTGCATTATTAACAGCTGCTTGTTGAACATCCCATTGTGTTGTACCATCATCTGATGTAAGCGTTTTGACTGGTATAAAACTTGAAGTAACAAACTTAAGAGTGTCTGCAGCAGAAACTGAGTACATAAATTTCCATTTATAACCGTCACCTGTTTGAAACGTGCTTGAAGAAGTCCCTTCAGGCTTAATAGTAGACGCAGCACCGCCATTATTAAACATACATTTATAAACGTTGTAGTCAGTAGTTAACACATAAAAAGCATTATCTTGCATTGTAGTAGAAGTATCATCATATTCTGTATAGACGGTACCAGAAGTCCAGTTATGTCTGTTTATACAGAAAGAAACATCTGACGCTTGTACACGTTTTGCCGCGATCATATTTCTCCACGGCTCATATCTAGACTCTCTAATAGTGTCTGTAGGGGTGGGTGTAACATCACCGTCTGGCCACTCATTAACACGAGCAATAAACAGATACATTTTTGTATCAGCAGCTTCGCTAAAAGCTTCTTGAAATTGCTCAGCATTATGTATTCTAAATCTTCTAGTTACGACGCCTGACATCTATTTTCTCCGAATAATATTTTTAGTTATTTATCTTAGATTGCACTAATATCTTTAATTGTTATTACACCATTCATAGCAGCATGGTTTTGACATATATAAGCAAAGTTGCCGGAAATATTATATGGTATTTGCCAATACAATATACCTCCGTATTTTCCTTGAGCATTAGTACCAAATGTTGCTTCACCAGATGTTGTAACATGAATAAGATTATTACTGTAATTAGTACCACCTGAATCTTGTATTAAAAATGGATGAGCACCGGACACTGAGCTTAAATCGAAAGCTAATGTGGTACCACTAATAGCATATAGTGTTGGATTGTTACCAAGCGCTTCTGGGTAATGACTGTTAAACAAATAACCACTACTACCATTTGCTGTAACTTTTAAAGTAGCAATTGCTGTATAATTATTAGCTTGATGAATTGTTAATGTGTCGTTAGTGACAATAGTTTTAATTCCATTGTTACCAGACACAGTTAGTGTATCTGTATCAAGATTAGATGTAGTTGTTCCGCTATCACCAATAATAGTAGAATAAGAATTTGTAGCAACACCATCTAATGTTACTTTAATTTGATCAGAATCAGGTCTTGTAAATACAATAGTATCATTAGCGTTGTAAAAAGCAATACTAGATATACCCACAGCTTGAGTATTTGATACTTGCATTCTGTCTAATATTAGACTATTCTGAGCATTGTTTGATGATAAAGCAACAGCTTTTGTTTCATATAAGATACTAGCATTAGCAACTTGCAACCTGTCATTAGTTAAGTTTTTCAAAGCATTGTTTGATGCTAAAACAGTAGCTTTAGTTGGATACGTCGCATCTGTGTAGTTTCTTATATTAGTATTTGATGCGCCTATCTCTGCATTTATATACAAAATAATATTATCATTAGATGTTTTAGCTACGTCTTTTGTAACATATAAAACAGCAGCATTAGCAACTTGTATTCTATCATCTACTAACGCATTAACGTTAGCGACTTGCATTCTATCTAAGTCTTGCTGAGCTACAGTAGATAAAATAGAGGATGAATTAGCAGATATTAAAGATCTTAAAATTGTATTTGTTGAATACAATTCAGATTGAATACCTCTTACTACAACATTAGTAGTATGATTCGCTTGTAAAAAAGTATTTGATACTATAGTTGCTGTGTTTAGGGTAATGTTTGTTGTATTACCTAGATAAAGGTAAATTTCTTCAAACATGCCATTAATTTTTTGACCACCGGTTCGGATTGTATCACCGGTGCCGTCATCAGCAACTGTACCTACATTAATTACTTGTTTAGTCATCTAATTATCCGTTATATGTCTTGCTGAACCTCATCAAACGTGAGCGCTGTAGTATCAAATTTAGTATTAGCACTGTCAAATGAGTATGTACCAGTAATAGTAATATTTGGCACACCGATTGTTGTGTTAGTTATAGATGTATTTATAATAACTTCATATCTCTTAATTGGATTAAAGAAGATATCCGCATCAGTTACTATACCAACATTTGCAGTAGCGATTATAGTATTTGAGTCAAATGTCTGGCTATCTACATCTAATATACCATAGATGTAAGACGAAGGCCAGGTAGATGAGTCTGGGTCTGGGCGTAACATAAACTGACTGTTCGCATACGCTTCAATAGTAAAGATTGTATCTGTACCTTCCAACACTCTAGTTGTTGTAGTGCCGTGTATTGGAAGATCATCGTACGTCTCAATAACTTCAGTGCCCCAATCATTAATAGTGTTTGCACTAATAAATCTGGTTGATACGGTACCAGTTGCTTGAATATAGCTTTGATGTAGATCTGAGAATTCAGTTGTGTTAACTGTTGTAGCGTCGTAGTCAATTTGATATTCAAGAGCTGGATTGCTAACAACTGCTGTTGATGTAATACCGTCAAACGGTATAGCACCAAATTCTACAGTAAAGTCGCCAAAGTCAAGAGTTGAGACTATTGCAGATGGCGAAGCAGTAGGTAGTAATTCAAAGTCACCAAATGTTGAAAGCTGTATATAAACATTGGAGTTAATCGGTACATCAGCACCTACAGTCAACCATGTAAATTGATCAACCCAATAAAGAGTATGACCTCCGCCTTGTATAAATCCAGTATTAACATTTGCTACTTCTTGAATAGTAACATCTTGAGCAAGTTCTAGATCATTTATATGAACCGGCTCAATAAGCTTGACAAGGTTAACAGTAATTACTTCATCCGAATCAAGCACAGCAGAAAGCTGAGTTGCAATAAGTTGAATCTCTACCTGGAAGCCAGTACCAGCTTCTGGTATATCAATATCAACAACAGTTGGTAGAGATTCAATTTCAAGCTCTGGATAATCGCTAATTGCACCCAGCTCTTCGTGTTGAGTATACTGATCTATATCTGCAGAAACAACATTTGGAATAAATGTGTCTGACGGTATAATATCATCTAAGCGAAGAATTGTTTCTCGCTTAATAGTAATAGGGGCATCAATGTTAATATTAATTAAAACGTCACCGAACAACTCTGTACCGGCAGGATGCACTACGTTTTTAACTATTTCTCTATAAGTATTAAGAACCTGTGATGACCTTAATACATATGAATATTCTTGATAATATCTATTATCTTGAAGCCTGTTACTCCAAGAAACAAAACCTTTTACATCAG